CTTCGGGGGGCTTCGGCCCCCTTTTCCTTTTGTTTGTTTTTCTTGGAGTAGGTTATGGCAACCACGATTAAGCTAAAGAATGGATCAGGAGCGCCTCTGGCGAGCGATCTAGTCCAAGGCGAACCGGCATTAGACCTGACCAATAAGCGGCTGTACTCAGAGGATTCTGGCGGTACGGTTATTGAGATTGGCACTAACCCAAGCACGTTATCTATTGCTGGAACCGCAGTGACGGCTACTGCCGCAGAATTGAATATCTTGGACGGCGTGACAGCTACCGCCGCTGAGTTAAATATTTTAGATGGGGTTACTGCAACGACAGCAGAACTCAACATCCTCGACGGCGTTACCGCTACTGCCGCCGAGTTGAACATCCTAGACGGCAAAGCGTTTTTGGATGAAGACGACATGGTTAGCGATTCTGCTACCGGGATTCCTAGTCAGCAATCAGTCAAGGCTTACGTTGACTCACAGGTTGCTTCAGCCGACACACTGGCAGAGCTTACAGACACTAACATTACGACACCCGCCGATGGGGCATTGTTGTTCTATGACACAACAACATCCAAGTGGATTGACAACGTAGTATCAGGCGACATAACGATTGCTGACACAGGCGTGGCGGCTATTGAAGCTGGCGTGATTGTTAATGCAGATATTAATGCTAGTGCCGCTATAAGCGTTTCTAAGACAGCTTTGGTAGATGGTACTGGGCTTACGCTTACTGGTGATACTTTGTCTGTAGATGCTTCTCAGACGCAGATAACAGCAGTAGGCACTATTGCTACAGGCACTTGGCAAGGTACAGCCATTGCAGATGCTTACGTTGCTGACAACCTGACTATCTCTGGCGGTACTGTAGACAACAGCGTTATCGGTGGTACTACAGCGGCGGCTGGTACGTTTACGGATCTGACAGCATCAGGCACGTTGACCCTTGGTGGTACAGCGGTAACGTCTACGGCGGCTGAGCTTAATATTCTTGATGGTGTTACAGCAACAGCGGCTGAACTAAACATCCTTGACGGTGTAACTTCTACGGCGGCTGAACTAAACATCCTTGATGGTGTCACAGCCACAACAGCAGAGATTAACTACCTTGACGTTACAACGCTTGGCACAACAGAAGCGTCAAAGGCGGTAACGGCAGATGTCAATGGCGATGTAACTTTTGCTGGCGATGTGACGTTTAGCAATGCAATTACAGAAGACTATGAATCTGTTTCTGATAGCTCTGGAACAACAACAGTAGACCTATCAACAGGCACTAACTTTAGTTCTACGCTTTCTGCAAACACAGAATTTGCCTTTACCAGCCCAGCTTCTAGCGGAAGCGTATCTGCGTTTACGTTAAAGATTGTGCAAGACGCTAGTGCTTCTGGCTACACGGTAACGTGGCCCGGATCTGTTAATTGGCCTAGTGCTACAGCGCCTACGTTGACGGCTACGGCATCAGCGATTGATTACTTTGTATTTATTACCCATGACGGTGGTAGTAACTGGTACGGGTTTACAGCGGGGCAAGCGTTCGGATGAGTCTAGCTTCTAGAAAGTTAATTCAAGCTACTGCTGGTGCGGCTGGTGCGGCTGACACTGGTGACGATGACTTCGCCAATGTTGTCCTGTTGTTAGACGGTGATGGTACTAGTGACGACAACAACGAAACCTTTACTGACTCGTCTACCAACGGCTTTACGGTTACTGAAAGTGGTGGTGTAGTACAGGGTAGCTTTAGTCCGTATGGGGATAATTGGTCTAATTATTTTAATGATGATGGTTATTTACAAGTTACAAAATCTACTGACTTAGATTTGGATACAAATAATTGGACTATAGAATGTTGGTTAAATTTAAAAAGTGCTTCAGACCCAGAAGTAGTTTTAAGTTTTGGCTACGAAACAGAAACTACTAGAGGTTATATAGTATATCTTAATAGTGATAGTACTTTGCATTTTGCTTATTCTACAAACGGAAGCAACAATACAGATACCAGTATGGGTAGCCACGGGATTGTAGCTAATGAATGGACGCATCTTGCAGTTGTTAGAAACGGAAGCACTATTACTGGCTATATAAATGGCTCTGCTTTAGGGACTACAATAAATATTGGATCTTCGGACATTTATTACCCGACTTCTGGTAACGTTAGAATAGGATCAGATGGGACAAACGCTTTAGCGGGTTATATTTCTAATATTCGCTTGGTAAACGGAACTGCTGTTTATACTTCTAATTTTACCCCTAGCACCTCTCCCTTAACTGCTATAACAAATACTAAACTTTTGACATGCCAATCAAATAGATTTGTAGACAATAGCACTAGCGCACACACAATAACAATTACAGGAACCCACAAAGTAACCCCGTTCAGTCCGTTCAAGAATGATGACGCAAGGGACATAACGACTGATGGTGGGTCTGGATATTTTGGTGGGTCTGGGGATTATCTAAGTATTGCTGATGATGCCTCTTTCACAATTGGGAGTAGCGATTTTACAGCAGAGTGTTGGGTTTACCCCACAGCATCTCCTAATAAGCCTTTAATTTTTGGGCAGTGGTCTGATCCGTACAGTTGGGTTATACAGCTTTCGAATGACGGAAATAGATACGCAAGGATGATTTTCCATGACGGAAATTTTCAAGACACTGTTACATCCACTCCGTTAGCTCTTAACGCATGGAGTCATTTGGCTATTGTCAAGAGTGGGAGTACTGCGACTTTATATGTCAATGGCGTATCTGTTGGAACAGATACAGTAGGAACGCTGACTGATTCCTCTAGCGCTTTGACCATTGGTGCTTTTGCAAACGGCGATTTTCCATTTCAAGGGAGCATTGCAGACGCTAGGCTTGTGGTTGGCACTGCCGTTTATACCTCCGATTTCACCCCCCCAACTTCACCCTTAACCGCTGTTACAAACACAGAGTTGCTAGTCAACTTCCAAGACGCTGGCATTTTTGACAGATCAGGCATCAACAACCTAGATACTGTAGGTGACGCTAGGCTGGGCTTTGCACCAATATACGGCACAGGGTCATTAGCGTTTGATGGTACTGGTGATTATCTTGAAACACCGTTTGACGATGTTTACGCCTTTGATACTGGAGACTTTACCGTTGAAGGCTGGGTAAGCATTAAGACGATACCTACTGGCATTTACTGGCGACCTTTAGTGTCTTTTGGTGGTGCTGGGTCAAACAATCAATCATCGTGGATATTTGGTTTATACGGCAATAACGGAAGTCCGCAATTAGTTTTTTATAGATACGATGGAACAACTGAAACATACCATTACAGATCATGGACGCCAAACACTAACCAGTGGTATCACATAGCCGCTTCTAGGAGCGGTACAGATTTAAGACTGTTTGTTGATGGCGTTCAGCTTGGCGCTACATTTACTGATAGCGTAAATTATGCGTCACAAACCACGCAGGGACTTGTTGTTGGTTTTCTTCGTACTGGTGCTGGTGCCGCAACATACAGCTATTTTGATGGGTACATAGACGATTTAAGAGTCACCAAAGGAGTAGCCCGTTACACATCAGACTTTACGCCACCAGACGAAATAGACCTATCTACTGACACCCACCGTGAATACGTCACGTTTTTCCTTGATGGTGATGGGACTGTTAACGGTCAGAACAATACGTTCACAGATTCATCTACCAATGACTTCACGGTTACTGAAAGCGGTAGCGTAGTCCAAGGTGTTTTTAGTCCATACGGTGACAACTGGTCTAATCACTTTGGCAGTGGGGACTATCTTAATACTGCTACTACCTCTGTATTTAACGTGGGCACTAGCACTGATTTTACAGCAGAAGTATTTTTTCTGTCGGATGGAAGCTACACCCCAGCACTTTATGATTGTTTTATGGGGCAGTGGACTTCAGGCGGGCCAAGCGGGTCTTGGATACTTGGATTGGACGCAAGCGGTTTTCCAATGTTTATGGCCGCAGACTATGACACTGCCGCTAGATTAATGACGGGAACAACAGATGTTACAGACGGCAACTGGCACCACATAGCTGTAACAAGAAACGGTAGCGTGTATAGGTTGTTTGTTGACGGGACTCAAGAAGCGACCGTAACCAACAGTGGATACAATGTAGGAAGAGACAGCACTGCCCTTTATATTAATGCGTATGAGCTTGGCACCTCTGCAAATCCCGAGGGATGGTCAAGCAATCACAGATTTGTTTCTGGCACGGCTTTGTATACATCCTCTTTTACGCCGTCTACCACGCCGTTAACGGCTGTCACTGGAACTCAGCTTTTAACAACTAGCTCAAACCGCTTTCAAGATAAAAGCTCCAATAATTTAAGCATTACGGCGACCCAAACTCCCGAGGTATCCCGCTTCAGCCCGTTTGAAAGCGACAAGCCGTATGACATAACTACGGATGGTGGTTCTGCGTACCTTGCTAGCTCCAGTGAATATCTATCTGTAGCAGATAATTCTGCTTTTGATTTTGGGTCTGGTGATTTTACTATTGAGTGTTGGGCCAAAACGTCATCGTTTTCATCGGCATATAACGTGTTAATTGCCCAATGGAACACTTCAAGTTATGCATGGGTTTTTAGAATAACATCGTCACTTGTAGGGCTTTATGCATATAATGGAGCAACTCAAGATTATACAGCGTCTGTTACAAATGGTTTAAATCAATGGGATCACTTTGCAGTTTCTAGAGAAGGTTCTTCATTAAGATTTTTTAAAAACGGGGCACTGATAGGAACAAGCGCTATTAGCGTAACTATCGCTAATGCAACGGCCAATATAACTGTCGGAATATTAAGTGATCTAAATTCAGTAACAGCACATAACGGATATATAAGTGATCTGCGAGTTGTTAAAGGCACTGCTGTTTACACATCAGCATTTACACCACCCACAGCACCCCTTACTGCAGTAACCAACACAGAGTTACTACTAAACTTCCAAGACTCTGCAATCCCTGACCTATCTGGGTTAAACAACATCGACACTGTTGGTAACGCCAAGGTAGGCGGCACAGACCCAACCAAGTACGGGTCAAATTCCTTGAAGCTGGATGGCTCCGGTGATTATTTGCTGTTTCCCTCTAGCGAATCATTTGGATACAGCACTGGAGATTTTACTCTTGAATGTTGGGTATACAAAGATGCTAATCCTTCAGCGGATGCAGGAATTATAGAACAACGTCCTGCTTCTACAAACGGTAACTATCCTATGCTTGGTTTAAATTCATCGGGACAGTTATTTTACTATGTTAATGCCGCATACAAAATTTCAGCAAGTGCGTCTACTGCATTAAGCAATCAAGCATGGGATCATGTTGCTTATGTTAGAAGCGGTGGAAATCTTGGTACTTTATACATAAACGGAACTAGTGTTGGTACTTGGGTAGATACTACGGATTATGTATCTGAAACCCCATTAAGAGTTGGAGAACACGCTTTTAGTGCCGCTCAATTTAATGGTTTTATAGACGACCTCCGTATCACCAAAGGCGTAGCTAGATACACATCTAACTTTACACCGCCTACTGACGCACTACCCAAGTTTTAAAAGGAGACAAATATGTTATTTGTTGAAGTGGCTACTGGAACGCCAAAAACAAAAGTCCAGCTAAGACAAGAAAACAAGCATATGTCTCTGCCTGAAGCATGGACTGATGCAACGCTAGAAGCCTTGGGTGTGGTGCGGGTAACAAAGACTGATGCACCTGATGTTGGCGAATGGCAAGTGGCTGTTAAGGATGGCGTAGAGCAAGTCGATGGTGTATGGCGTGAAAAGTGGGTAACTCAAGAGATGTTTACCGAATACACCGAAGAAGTCACTGATGACGAAGGCGTGACTACAACAGTTACTCACACTGTACAGGATCAGATAGACGCCAAGGTAGCCGCTGACAACGCCGCCCTAGAAGCCACAGAACGAGCTACACGGGACGATTTGTTGAAGGCTACAGACCACTATGGGTTGTCTGATGTAACCATGACAGACGCCATGGCGGCCTACAGACAGGCTTTACGGGACGTACCACAGCAAGCAGGGTTTCCCGGCACAATAATATGGCCTACAAAGCCGTGATATGTGAAAGTTATTGTCCTGTATTTGGTGTTGGACACCTACACTTACACATGGGCAATAGGCAGTAGAACGAGGTTAGAGCATTACAGAATTTGTCGATATAAGGAGCTAAATAGCGAATCAGATCAAACGTACACATGGTATTTGCCTTGGCCTAATTCATATTGTGATCCTTACGTTATTTACGAGGTGACAAATGATTGACCCAATTACAGCGGTAGCGGCGGCTACAAAAGCATACGCAGGGGTCAGAGCTTTTATCGAGGCAGGCAAGTCGATAGAAGATACGTTTCAGGTAGTAGCTAGATGGCAAGGCCATGCTTCAGATGTATTGTATGCAAGCCAAAGACAGAAGAAAAGAACAAACCCTTTTAAACAAGTAGTGTTTTCAGGGTCAGTAGAAGCAGAAGCGGCGCAGATGTTTGCCGCAAAAAAGAGGATAGAACAGCAACGCAAGGAATTGATAACGCTATTGCAGTATGCCTATGGTAATGAGGGTGTAGCAGAATATCGACAATGCGTTAAGGATGTAACTGAGCAAAGGCAACGCGAGGTATATGCTCAGCAGGAGGCGAAGGATGCGGCAGTTAAGTCAACTTGGATTGTTGTTCTTTTGGGCTTAGCAGGCGGATTGATTACTTTAATTGTAAAAGCAGTGATGAATAAGGGATGAAAATGGAAGAGCCTACAAAGCAAGTTTTAGATGCGGCTAGTATATTTACAATGTTAGGCGCTTTGGGATCTATTCTTCCGCCTGTTGCCGCGTTATTTACTATTGTCTGGACGGGCATCCGCATATGGGAAACCGATACGGTTCAGGAATTAACAGGCCGTAAACGTAGGCGGGATGCCAAAGGCCGCTTTATTAAGGATGATGACTGATGGTTTGGCAGGCATTAATTTCACCTGTCGCAAATTTGGTTGGGGGGTATCTCAATAATAAGCATGAGCAGGCCCAAGCAAAACACCAAGCGAAGTTACAGGTTATCCAGAACGACGCGGATTGGGAATCCAAAATGGCTGAAGCGTCTAATAACTCGTGGAAAGACGAGTTTTGGACGATTGTACTCGCAGTCCCATTATTCTGTTTGGGATATTCTGTTGTGGTTGATGATGCCTCTATTGTTGATCGTGTTCGTCACAGCTTTGACGTTTTATCTACTCTCCCTGACTGGTATCAGTATTTACTCTTCCTTGCAGTATCTGCGTCATTTGGCATTCGTGGCGCTGACAAGCTAATGAAGTTGAGGGCCAAATGAATCCTGACCAATTAAATTCATGGCGAATTATTCCAAGGTTGTTGATGTTGGCAATGTTGGTGATGACGTATCGTGTGGTCGAGTGGTTTATGGCGCTGTCTGAACCTACGCTGGAGCAGGCCGGTCTTGTGTCGGTAATGACCGGGGCATTGACGGGTGCGTTTGGTTTGTTCCTTGGAAGCGGGAAGAAAGAATAATGGCTACCGCAACTAACACTATTTCTACTCTTCTTGGTGGTACTCAGCAGGCATTGGCTGATCCAGAAAAAACACAACGCCGCGAAGAAATAAATGCTCTTTACCAAAAATATTTAGGCAGAGATGCAGAGCGCGCTGGTCTTGATTATTGGATGCGCGAGGGGCAGTACGCTGACCTTCCTCCTCTTACGATGGACGACATCGAATACAACATTGCTATTTCTGAAGAGGCATCAAATTACAACGTAGACCAAGCGTTAGATGCGCTTAGTTTTTTGTCTGATACCACAGCAGATGACGCTGAAACTGTCACTACAACAGATGACAAGGACGTTGTTGATGTTACATCTGGCGATATAGACGATGTTGATGTTACTGAAGACATTGGTGATCGACTATACGACTACACAAATCAACGTGAAACTGGCGATTCTCAAAATCTATATTGGAATAACTTTTCAAAACAATTAACACAAGAAGAGTTACAGCAAGAGTTTAACGCCCAAGATAACGGACAGCTTAGAAAAGCATTTGGCTCGTTTGATAATTACTTGGCATATATGAATGAACGCCAAGATTTAATTGATGCTGGAGAGTTGAAGGCTGATTGGTGGGATACAGGAGTAGCATTAATTGATCCAGAATCGTTAGGTCGCGAAGCTGGAATGGATGATAGGGCGCTTGAAGAAACAATTGTTCAATCAGGTGTTGAGAAGGCAAAGACGGCATATGAAGCTCAGTCAGCAACATTAAATAGTCTTTATGAAAAATACACTGGCACATCTGGGCCTTGGTATAACTCAGATGGCGACAAGTTTGAGTGGAATGGCACATCATTTGTTAAGACAGTAAAAGCTCCTGATAATTTAAATATGGGCAAGCTGATTCCAGCTATTATTTTGGGAGCGGCGGCAGGAGCATTAACAGGCCCGTTAGCGGCGGCAATAGGCGGTGGCACAGCAACTGCGGCAACCACAGCGGCGGCATCTACTATTCTTAATGGCGCAACTCAGCTTGCATTAACAGGCAATGTTGATTTTAAACAGGCGCTTGTAGCCGGGCTTAGTTCGTATGGCCTTGAGTCAATAGCTCAAAGCTCTGCAATACAAGAATATGGAGATGCCGTTGGAAATGCTCAAAGCGTTTCTGATTTGGCAAGCGCAGGCGTTCCACAAGAAATTTTAGACAATGTAATAAATGGCGTTAATCCATTTATCGAAGCGGCCAATCAAAGCGGCGTTACTCAAGATATTATTGAAGGTGTTGTAAACGCGGCAACTGGAGTCATTCTTGGCGATCCGGGTTTTGTAGGGACAGTAAGTGGCCCGTTATCGCAATTGCCTAACTATGGAATCCCTCAGCCAGAAATTACAGATGAGTCTGGTGGTGGCGGCGATTCTGGCTCTACTGCTACAGCCACTGCTGATGCTGATTCAAGTGCGGCAGATGCAAGTGCGGCTGATGCCGCGTCAACTGACGCAGATGGCGATGGAGAGCCAGCATCTACAGACCCAAATGATAATGACCCCAGCGTAACGTCTGAAACACAACAGGCTCCTAGCAATGTTCTTGGTGGAACTGGCGGAACTGGCGGTGTTGATGCGGGTGGTGAATCGCAAACTACTGTGCTTAAAGATGTGGGCGGTACAGGCAAAGACCTTGAAATTTTAAAAACAAATCCTTTTGGCGATGATGAAGATGGGTTTGCCGGATTTATCTTGGTTGATGAGACCGGCACTTGGGGAGTAGATGGCCGATCAACTATTCGTCATGTTCAAACTGGTGTTGAAATTGAAGTTGATTGGGAAACTGGCACTTACGATTCTGAATATGTATTTGGTGGCACCAGAACAACAAATGATGACAAAGGGCTTGATACTGCTGGAGATTCAACAACAACGGGTGAGGCTGGCGTAAATTCGGGCGATTCAAGCGTTGATGTAACTTCTACTCCTCCTCCAGCACCTAAGCCTGTTGGTTGGATTTGGGATGTATTAGCTCAGGTTTGGAATCCTATATTTACGAACTCCATTATTCCCGAAGGCGCAATTGTTGCTAAGACAGAAACAAAGCCAACTCAACCTCCTAGTAACACAGTTACGACTACAACTACTACAACTACCACTGGCGATGAAGTTATTACTAGCGGTGATGGTACTGGCGATGATGGTACTCGCAAAGGCGGCTATGGCACTGGTGGAAACGGTGGTGACGGAAGCGGTGGTAACGGCAATGGCGGCGATGGAAATGGCGATGGAAATGGCGATGGTGGCAACGGTGGCGACGGCGGTGATGGGAATGGTGGAAATGGTGGTGGCGACACTGGAGGCGATGATTTAGCTGGAGGCGATGATTTAACCGGCGGAGATGTTACTGGCGGAGATGATGGCGGCGACATTACTGGAGGAGATGTTACCGGCGGAGATGTTGTTGGCGGTGACATTGGTGGCGATATTACTGGTGGCGACATTAGTGGCGGCGATATAGGCGGCGATATTACTGGTGGTGACGTTGGCGGTGATGGTGGGGATGGCGGCAACGGCAATGGTGACGGTGACGGTGACGGTGATGGTGACGGTGACGGTGACGGTGACGGTGACGGCGATGGCGATGGGCTAGGCCAAGGCATGATGCTGACAGGAATGTTTGCTGGCGCTCAGCCTGCCGCAACACCTAAGTTTCAGCCGTTTATGACTGGAATTAACTATCAAGCACCACAGATTATGCCAATTCAAATGGCGCAAAAGGATTACGACAGGGAGCTAAATGACATGATAGCTCGGCTTTCACAGCAGAAGGGTATGCTGGTATGACGTACTTAAATCTAGTTAATAACGTACTTCGTCGGTTGCGTGAAGATACGGTGTCAACCGTAACGAACGATACCTACAGCACAATGGTTGGCGACTTTGTTAATGATGCAAAGGAGCTAGTTGAGACTGCGTGGGATTGGTCTGCACTGCGGACTACCCTAACGATTACTACTGCGGCAGATGACTACACCTATTCACTAACAGGCAGTGGTGATAAGGGCAAAGTGTTTAGAATTATTAACGATACGTCAAACCTTGAGATGCAGTATCAAACTCAGGCATGGTTTGATAACGAGTTTTTCGTAAACAACCCAACGTCAGGTGCGCCTAAATACTTTACTTACAACGGTGTTGACGCTAGTGGCGATACCCAGATTGACGTATACCCCAAGCCTGATGGCGTTTATTCGCTAAAGGCAAAGCTGGTTAATAGGAACGTGCCATTGAGTAATGACTCAGATACATTGGCAATTCCAAGCCAGCCAGTCATTCACATGGCAGTAGCCCTGTTAGCCCGTGAGCGCGGCGAGACAGGCGGTACGTCTACACCAGAATATTTTGCTATTGCTGACAGATATTTGTCTGACGCGATTGCTCTGGATGCACAGAAGCATCCTGAAGAAACCATTTTCTACACACCGTAGGAGTAGTTATGGCACAGCCCCTACAGAGTATTAACTTGGTTGCCCCCGGATTTAAGGGGGTCAACACAGAAGACTCGCCGATAGCGCAAGACCCGTCTTTTGCAGATGTGGCTGACAACGCTGTTATCGACAAGCGGGGTCGTATTGCCGCGCGTAAGGGTATCAGCGTTATTACGACTACGAAGACTGAGCTTGGTACTGACTACCTTCATAGAATCCACCAGTTCTACGATGATGCTGGCAATGAAGAAATACTGAGTACGGGCAACAACAAGATCCTGAAGGGCACTACAACCCTGACGGACATTACCCCTGCGTCATACACGATTAGTGTTAATGACTGGAAGATTGTTAATTTCAACGACAAGGCGTATTTCTTTCAGCGTGGCTATGATCCCTTGGTATATGACAATGCTAATGGGCTTAGGACATTTACGGTTGTAAATGGCTCAGCTACTGACGCTACGTTAAAGTGCAATGAAGTAGTTGCATCATTTGGTAGGTTGTGGATTGTTGATAACGACAGTGATACTCAGACTATTTACTGGTCTGACTTACTGACTGGCAATGATTTTTCCGGGGGAAGTAGCGGCTCCATTAATGTAAGT